AGCTGCTAAAGCTCTTCTTCCCGGCCATGCTAAAGAAATAGAAAAGATGCGTCCTTCCGGACTAAAAGACGGAAGATTTCCTCTTCAAGCCGAACTGCTGAATATGGCTACCAATCAGCTATTTTCTTATGACGAATTCCATTATCGAACATCGCGAGAAGCAATAATAGTTTTAGATCCCAAATCCGGTGAAGCTGTCGAATGGGAAGAAGATGAAGAAGACGATGATGATATGATGGAGCGCACACTTGCTCAACAGCCTTGGCTTGTTGTGAAGAAAGTACAAGTGCCCACAGTTAAACTTTGTATTTGTTTGGGTGGTCGGCCTCTCTACCATGGCGAAAATATTCTGAAAATTGACGATTACCCTTTTGTACCTTCCCTTTGCTATCACGAACCAGATATTCAATCTTATGCATGGAGAGTACAAGGAATAGTACGCAATCTTAGAGATGCTCAATATCTTTACAACATGCGCAAAGTTATTGAGATGGATATTCTTCAATCGCAAGTCAATTCAGGTTGGATTTATCCGATTGATGCTGTTGTAGATCCAAAAGCGTTTAGACAGTCAGGCCAAGGTTTTCTAGTTCCTTTAAAAGCCGGAAGGCTCCCCAATGAAATACAACGAATTGAACCTGCTGCTTTACCTCAATCCTTATTGGAACTTTCTAGGGGCCTTAGTGAAGATATAACAAGAATATCAGGTGTGAATGAAGAACTTTTGGGAGCAGCGACGGACGACAAGTCTGGAATTCTTTCCATGCTCCGTCAGGGTGCGGGGCTTACTACCCTGCAAACGATCTTCGATAAGCTCGACTATACGCAACGTTTATACGGAAAGATACGTCTCCAAGCTATCCGTAAAAACTTTTCTAAGGGTAAAATTACTAGCATCCTGGGCCATGAACCAGATCAACGTTTCTTCACAACCCACTCCCTTAAATATTCAATCACTGTCGAAGAAGGTAATTATTCCGCATCACAGAGGCAAACAGAGCTTCAACAGCTTCTTCACTTCAAAGAATTGGGAATGCCTATTGCAGATAAATCCATTCTACAAGCGGCCTTTATAACCAATAAGAAACAAGTAATTGCCGATATGCAGGAACAAGCTGAACAGCAATCCCAGCAACAACAGGCGCAGGCACAGCAACAAGAGAAATCCGATAACGCTAAGATCATGGCATTGTATGCAAAATCTAGAAGCGATCTAGCCCGTGAGAAAGACTTAATTGCATCATCGCAAGAAAAAATAGCTAAAATTAGTGATCTTCAGGCCGATAGTGAGCGTAAAAACACAGAAAGCGATCTTAATCTTGTTAAGATGATGATAGAGCTTGAAGACATGGATTTTAACAACTTCAAAAATAGTTTCGAAATGGCTCAAGCTATAAAAGCAGCCAATGAAATAGAAAAACAAGATCAGTTGATGAATCAAACGGCCTAAATCCTTAAGGAGGCACTATGGCAAAAGGGAAAAATATCCCATTGATGAGAGGAATGTCTAATCATCAAGGAAATATGGGACAAGATCATTGGGAAAAGAAACAGTCTGAAATGAATGAAGTGAGTGATCTTCGTTATACAGATATGCCAAATCCTGAAGCTTTGGAACAGTCCAAACAAAAGCTTTCTAATTATGTTAAGAAAAACCAAATGAAGTACTAATTGATGTCACGAAGAGAAACGGCTGGAGCCTTGGCGATCAAGGCTGCCAGCGATTCTACAAAATACGATGCATTGGAAGTAGGTCATGCGCTTACAGAAGATATAGCCGAGCAATTGGCTATCTGCGCTCAAAGACATCGTTCTATTTTTGATGAGGATCAATATTGTGTAGGCTATGTATTAGCCTCAGATCCTTTGATTAAAGGGGTGATGAGAAGAAAGTTCTTTGCTTTTCTTTATCTGCCCTCACCAAGACCAAATCAGGCAGTTTTTCTTTATGATAAACGGTGGGATAGATTTGTAAAAAGGTTATGGACGCTTCCAAACTATATAACGATGGCAGAGCTTTCAGAAATGACGACCGTAGATCCTCAATTTAAAGAAATGAAGGGATGGTGCGATGCTTTTTATGCTTTTAAGTTTTGGGAACATATTAGAAAGCAGCACAATATCGATATGCTTTCAGAATCTGAATATTTAAATGCTAACCGTGAAAAACTCATCAAGGCGGGATGTAAGGAGATCAAGTCTCCTATCACCGAGTCCTTTGATTTCGGAAAGATCACGGCTAATAAGATCGTAAACACGGATGAAGCCCTCCTTAATCAATAGCTTTTCTACGGCTTTTGGTAAGCAAAGGACTTGAACGGGAACATTTGCACCCATGTAATGAAGAGTTTTTCGATAATGGTCTAAATTCTTTTTAACGTCATCGGGATTTGGCAATTGAACGTCGGGATTGATAATTGTATCTAAATCATTAAGATCATTCATAGGAACCTCATGGAACAAGAGAATAAAATTGTAGAGACTGATACTACTGTAGTTGATAATAAAACAGCAACAGCGCCAACAGCTTCTATATCTGAACCTGAAACACAAGATCAAATCAATTGGAGACAATTTAGAGAAGTCCGTAAGGTAGAGAGACAGGAAAAATTAGCTGCTGAAAAGAAAGCTGCTGAAAAAGAAGCAGAAGCTCAAGCTCTGAAAGCGGCGATGGAAGCAATTTTAAATAAACCTGCGCATGCAACTACGTTAAATAATAATTTTGAAGAAGATCTAAGCGAAGACGATCGTATTCAACGTAAGGTAGAGGCTGCAATTGCAGAAAGAGAAAGAAAGTCTGAAGAAGCAAGAAGGATCAAAGAACAACAAGAGTTTCCTAAACGCCTGACTTCAACCTATAAAGACTTCGATCAAGTATGCACCTCAGACAATCTTGATTATTTAGAATATCATTATCCGGAAGTTGCTGAAGCTTACAAAAATTCCCCGGACGGCTTTGATAAATGGTCATCGATCTATAGAGCCGTAAAACGTTTCGTTCCCAATACCGATTCCAAAAAAGAACAATCTAAAGCAGAGAAGAATTTCGCGAAGCCTCAAGCAATGAGTATTCCTGGAAAAACTCAAGTAGGAGATACCGCGCCTCATTCATTAGACGATAAGAAAAGATCGGATAATTGGGCCAGAATGCAAAGGGTCATGCGAGGAGGATAAATGATTCATTACAGGGATATAATAGAATATTATCTTCACCCCAAGGAAGCAATTCAGTTTGCTTCTTGGGCTTTTGGTGAAGATTTTAAAAATATCCCTCAGTGTGATATTTGGAATGATTGGAATGAAAGACATTCTGGACTATTAAAATTAGATCCCACAGGCATCCCTACTCAAGATCTCCCAAAGATGATCTTTATTTGGAATGCTCAAAAAAATAAACAGGAGAGCCTTATGAAAGAAAAGATGAAGCCTAAACAAAAGAAAATGAAGAAGGTTATGGAAGAGTTCAAAGAAGGAAAACTTCATAGCGGTTCAAAAGAAGGGCCTAAAGTTAAATCTAGAGACCAAGCTATTGCAATTGGGATGTCGGAAGCTGGACTGTCAAAGAAGAAAAAGTAGCCTACTTCTTCTGAACGATATCTAACAACACATGATAGAGTCGATTATTCTCTTCGAATAGATGATCGATTCGGCTATCCATTTTATCCATTCTTAGCTCAAAATGCTTTTGCCCATCTTTGATATCTTGCACATCTGATCGAAGATCTGAAAGATCACGATGAATATCCCTCAGCATGAATTTAAGCATTCCCCACATTAGGGCGCCTAAGAATCCTAATGTGACTAATAAATCTAAGTACTTATCCATATCTCTTCTCTTAATTGAACTCTTTTATACCAGTCTTTAACATTAAAACAAATGGGCCTATTCCACCTTAATAAAGGGATTAACAGCTAATCATAAATTTCCCTTCTATGTCCAATCTCAATGATGAGCACGATTACTTCTTTTTCAAAAATCTTATAGATCACTCTATAATCGCCTACTCTTAATCTATAATAAGTTTTTAAAGAGTATTGAAGCGGTTTTCCAAACTCATAGGGGTTTGAAGTTAGTTTTTTTTCGATGCTTTTCAGGATAAGCTTTTTGATCTCGTGGGAAAAGCCTTCTAATTGATCAAGCACCTTTATGTTATATTCTATTTTATACTTAGTTTCCTGCACATTTCCTCATGAGAAATAGTTACTTTTCCGTTCGAAATCCATTCATCATAAGATTTTTCAGCTCTTTGTGCTAAAACCATATCTTCATAGTCTTCAATCCAGTCCTCTAATATTTTTTTTATTGCCGAAGAGACACTCATATCCCATCTAGTGGCTAATAAATGAATTATTTCCAAATCTATCTCACTTAAAGTCACATTGACTCTAGGGTTTTTTGTAGGCATAAGACCTCCTCTTTCCATAAGTGTATCACTTCTGCATCAATTATATCAACTACTATTAACGTGTAAAACTGGCTTTACATGATCTTCTTGTCACAAAATATTTTACTTGATAAGTTTAAATCAGCGCAAAATAGGATTCGCAATCCTATCTACATCCGGCTGACATAAGGCATCGCCAACCTAGGCAGTAATTAGTTTTTTCGCCGAAAACACGAAACTAACAATTAATCTAGGTTTAATTATGTCATCTGGGATTACAAATATCCAGAACATGGCCCCTGAGCTTCCTCTACAATTTTCAGAGGATTTGCTCTCTACGCCTATGTTCAATCTCATTCACTCTTTCGGCGCTGATTTACATTACGCCGAATCGCATATCGGACGAAATATCCGTATGTCCCGATATGAAAGACTATCTACAAACGGCGGCCAGCTAGATGGTTCTGGAATTGATCCAGCTCCTGAAGTTGTCGTTCGTTCTGACATCGATGCTAAAGTTGAAATTTACGCGAAAACTGTCGTTATTAACGAGCAGGTCGTTTTATGGGAAAATGACAAAGTTTTAACGAAATTCACAGCTTTACTTGGACAGTGGCTCCGAGAAAAAGAGGACCTATTGATGCGCGATTTGTACTCATCCTCAGTGAGTTACATCAACGCAACGGGCGGTATTAACGGAGATCAGCCAAGTGAAATTTCACGTAATGATATCAACAATATCGAACGTATCTTGCTTGGTAACGATGCTCGTACGATGCTTGAAACCATTGAAGCTCAAAATAAATTTGGTACTGCACCAACTCGTGATGCATTCATTGCTCTCGCTAGTACTGATATTACTCCTGATCTTCAAAATATCCAGGGTGTATTGCTGAAAAACGCATATCCACTTCAGGAAGGTTTAAGACCAGAAGAGTATTGCTCAGTTAGCAGATTCAGATTCTATGTGTCCTCTAAAGCTGCAAAGATTCCAGGTGCTTCATTACGTGGAGCTACTGTTTACACAATTCCTATGTACGGCCTCGAAGCTGCTGCTAAGGTCGAACAAAACAACTATAGCGCACTTTTGGGGTATAGACCTCCGTATGTTGTGTCTAGCGTTGCTCAAAACAGCCAACTTTATGCCAAGTTTGCAATTGGTAGAGCGATCACCAATCAAAACTGGATCTCTGGCTTAAACGTAACACAAAGACTGTAAGGAGAACTCATATGCCTTTTACAATCGTAACTCAAGGTACATTCCTCTCGACTGGCGTCGGAGTAAAAATCCCTCTTCCAAGTTCAGCGGATTACTTTAAAACTTATAACCTAACTCAAATGCCATTAGCGCCAGCAACTGCTGTAGTTGTCATGGCCGAATGGTTTGGGAGCGGACTTACTGCTGCTAACGATGGCCTTCGTTGGAAAAAGTCAACTAGCACAAGTGCGATGAATTTAGACACATTTGCAACGTCAACTGCGTCTAATGGATTCACTTATGTAACGACTGCGCCGACCGTAGAACCACAAGCAGCAAATGCTATTACTGGGATCACTGCAGCAAACCCGGCCGTAGTTACTCAAACAAACACCTATTCCAATGGTGATATTCTTCGTATTTATGGTACGACTGGTGATCTAACTATTGGTGGAATGGATTTTCAAATCTCTTCTGTCAGTGGTTCTGGATATACACTATTAGGTTTGGCTAACATTGCAGGTAACGGTCTTGCGGCTGCTACTGCTGGCTTTACACGTAGGATTTCTACACTTGGAGCTGTTGAGCCAGAGTCTTTGTATATTACAAATATTTCTCAAGCTACCCAAGCTGTTATTTCTACATCTGTTGATCCATCAGTTCATTATGCCGTAGGAATGAAGATTCACTTTACGGTGCCTTCTTCTTTTGGAATGAAAGAAATGGATCAATTAACTGGAACAATCGTTGCGGTTAATGCTGTTGCAGCTTCTGGAAATATTGGCGCTTATAACGTAACCGTTGATATTGATAGCACAGCTTTTACAGCTTTTGCCTTCCCTCTTACAACTTCAAGCCCAACAGCTGCTTTGTTTGCAACATTGTCACCTGCTGGCGCTAGAACAAAACAAGATCCAGTGACTGGAATCTTTACAGGTTACGATTTCAACCTACAGCCATTCCGTACAGGGGAATTTACACCCTATATGTTCTTGGCAGGAGGAGCACAATCACCAGCCGGTGCTAGTGCAGATCGTATCTTGTGGCAAGCGTTTAAGATGGAGACAGGAACCATTAATATTTAAATTCACGTACTCATCTCCCATGGGAGTCGATTACAGATTGTAATCGGCTCCTTTTTTAAAAGTATACTTACCTTATTTCGAGGAAATAAGAACAAATGGCAAATAATATCTTCTTACCTCCTTCGCCTGTAGTTCCCGGAAGCTTATTGATTTCAGCCATCACTCAAACTTATCCAATGGTCGTAACCATTGTAAATTCGCTTTACAACACCTATATCGTCGGACAACTCGTATGTCTCACCGTTCCCTCATCGTATGGGATGTTTCAAGCTAATGAACTGACTGGACTCATCACAGATATTAATAGCACTAACTTTAGCTTAAATATCGATGCTCGAGCCTTTGATGCCTTTGTGATACCCAATGCGTCCTCTTTACCTACACCTTCTCAGCCAGCTTCTTTAGCTCCCGCTGGAAGTAGAAATATATACAATACTGCAGTCGAACCTTTTCATGCCCTAAACGGAAACCAAGGAAATTAAATGAGTCAATTGACCCTAGTTACTGCATCAGGAGAACAACATGGACTCATCAACACGTTAGCAAATAGCGTTCAATTTGATGATTTTAAACATATGGACCCTGCGACAAAAGCAAAAGCTGAGAAGCTTAAGAAAGAAGAATCCAAAATCGTTAAAGCTCGTTATCTCAATAGTCGTGGAAGAAATGAGCGTTTGACAAAGCCCTATTGCCGTTGGTCTGGCCAGCCGATTCAGATTTGGCATTTTATCCCAGGCAAAGAATATGACGTTCCCCAAGGGCTCGTAAATGAAGTGAATGCTCAAAAGATAGTAATCAGAGAAGGTCGATGCGATGAAAACGGAGATAATCCTTCATCAAAAGATCAGATCGATGAGCCTTTGCATCAGTTTGTGCCCGTTAGTTTTTGATTAATTGAGGTTATATGACAGCTGTAGCTCCTGCTAATTCAACTTATGCTTATATCGAAAGAAAGGTACGAAGACTCACTGCTTCTTCGAGTGAATCTTCGTTGCGATCTGCCGATATTCAGGAGTATGTAAATAACTTTTACAATCAGAACTTTCCTAACTCAATAAA